AGCTAAGGTGTCAATAGCTTTATTTTCAAACATAATATACGATTCAAATGCTTCGCATTTTAATCCATTATCATTATCAAACATTATTTTAATACCTCCAGTTGTGGGTGTATGAAGATAGCTTTATTATCCATTCCATATTGTAATCCAAGACAACTTACACCAAATAAGATACCTAACAATAATAGGAATATGAGAAACTCCTTATTCATTAAACTACCTCCAAAGCTTTATTGACTGATTTTAATTCAGCGGTGTGTAGTTCTGTAGTATCCACCACACCCATTTTATAAATACCATAGTATAGACTAGGATATAGATGTTTTAATAATACTATCAACATTAAACTACCTCCTCAACTACACCAACTGCTACCACTTTGAAAAGCCTATCTTCCATAAGCAATTCAATCCTATCACCCACCTCATATTCTAGTGGGTACTTTTCAATCTGTTCAATCATTTTAACGTAACGTGTCATAATATGCGTCAACATAATAGTTTAACCTTATGATTTTAGAATACTACTTGTATTCTTTTTTATCCCCTCCACCACTTATTGTAATAGTGAGAAGATAAAAAAGAATAGCTAAACTCAATTTAAATCATAACTTAATACTAAAAAGTAAAGGGGAATTGCCTTTACTTTAATTAAATTATAACGTAAACTTTCAAACTTCAATCAAACCATTTTAGTTTTAAGTTTAGCTTTTTGATTATTATCTTTACCACTTGTTTTAATTGCCTTATTTATATATCACGTTTCAAGTTGTATGCACTTTATGTTTGATATTGTAAACAAGTCATGCCTAAGCATCACAAGGATTAAGAATATAAAGACTACTTTCAATAGTTATCATACACGGATAATCAATCGGTGTTGATGCAAGGGGCATAGGATAGCTACTAACTATCACCTGTTGCCTATTTACTCCACATAATAGACAATGAATAGAACTTTCAATGCTTAATCTTTCCATATCATCCAACGCCATAAGCATTTGTTACTAGATGATATATCCCACCACTTACTGTAGTGATAGTATAATACGGCAATTAAGACGCATCGTTACAACTATCCCATTTCAGTGGGTTGTCATAGTAGTATGATAGCCATGCCACCACTCCCATAAGGATGATACTACTAAAGGTATTAAGACTTATACTATTATTCTAATCAATATACAATTTATAGTTGTGTTTCAGTATCTAAAGGTACGTTCGTTTACTATATGTTATATATTCTAGTTATGTATAGTCTTTATATGATACACGGTATATTTTCTATAGTGGCTATCGTGCATCACACTATAGAGGAATGAACTTGGAAAGGTAAACCGTTCCGTACATTAAGTATAACATACTTGAATGGTTTTGTCAATACTTTATTTTTAAGTCATTCGTTTGAAGGAAGGAGTTAAAAAACGTGTGACAAGTGTGAAAACCGCTTTGCGGTTGTTCACAGACCGTTCCGTACATTCAGTATAACATATTGTATAAATGTTTACAAGTACTTGTAACATTTTGTTACATTAAATGAAGGAGGCTAAAAGAAAAAAAAAAAAAGAAAGAAAAAAAAGAAAGAAAGAAAGAAAGAAAAAAAGAAACCAAACAACTACACAACCATTTGTTGACTAATTTATACGTTTAATACGTTAATAACATAGTAAACATACAGTTTAATCCATTGATTGCGTATGCAATTGTATGATTACTATATTATATGTTCACTACCACCAACTGTATAGTATATCTAAATGTTGTGTAACCGATATGGGGGGTTTTTGGAATAAACGATTGGAGGGTGGGTGGGTTACTTCAGAGATATTTTTCTAAATTATTTCCTATAATTTTTAGGAGAAAATAGTAACCTATAAGTTGACAAACCACTATAATTTGTAAACCTATAGGTTGATATTATAATAATCCCGATAGGGAGTATTTACTATTATTTCACTAGATTATTAAGCAAATAGTACCGTTCGGGATGGTGAAATCGCTATGCGATTTAACCTGGATTATTTTCTTTTAATTGAACTGTACAATAGAAGTAGGTGTAGGAGTTCTAGCATATTTAGGTATTTTATCAGGACTTAAATGCCCATATCGAATATCAGCTATTTTCTGTCCAAATACTTGCCTAAATCTTTCATAATTATTTTGCTCTTGCCTTAACAACTCTGCTTTATCTTCATCAGTAGTAGGTCTAATAAGATTACCAAGATACAATACAGCAGATGACACAGCATCTAATCTATCATCATGTCCTGATACTCCAAATGGAGATTTATTCATCCCCTTACCCCAATAGAAGTGGGTGAGTTGATACATAAAGGTATATTGCTTTAGGTAATTACGAGTAGTAATAGAGTGGTTGGTATCAAAATAATCAGCTAAGTCTTTCAATACACATTCTTCTGTAATAAAGAACTTCCTACCATTAACAACAGGTGTTAGTGTATCAAAGATTCTTTGTTCTTTTTTTCCTAATACATGATGGTCATAGGTGGGAACTAATGAACCTAACTTCTCAGTGTAAGCATCAAATAGTTTCCTATACATACCAGCCCCAAAGTTCTTTTCAAAGACTACTTGAGTTATACAATTCCTATTATCTTCTGATTGGTAAGAGTTGTAACAGTCTAATAAACTTTGTAAAGTATACTCATCAGCACCACCTACATAACCACCAACTCTCTCCAGTACATAGTTACCATTGACTACAGCTAATACACAATAGGCAGTCTCATCTTCTCCAGTAGCTGAAGGGTCAATATAGAGAATCCTAGAGGTAGCGGAGTAGGAGGAGGTAGATTGTAGGTTGGGAGAGATAAGGTGTAGGGAGGTTTTATTAGGTGCAAAGGGTACTAACTCAGGTTTAGCAGTATGAGGTTGAGTATCTACAAGGAATGGTGGTAGGTAACAATCTAAACTCTTATACCTAATCAACCCTATATCCTCTAAGCTAAAAGCATAGTTATCAGTAGCTTTAATAAATGGATTCATCATATAGTTCATATAATAATCTATTTTAGAAGCTCTATATTGGGTAATAAGTGTCGACTCTTTAATCCTTTGAGGGTCAGTAATAGTACCGACTATTGAATCATCCCTAAGCATCTTATCGAGGATAAATGGTGCAAGTAATCCTTTATAATCAGGTACTTCATCTAGTTTAGGAAATCTAGCAGTATAGACTCTTCCTTTGAATCCTAACCCACCATTCTCTTGTGTATCACAAGCCCAATAGTATACAGAATCAGTATTCCATGGAGTCCCTACTAACAATCTCTGTTGTTCTGTATTAGAATCAGATAATCGTAAGAACTCTACTATCCTACTCCTTAGGAAATCTCTCTTATCCTCAGTGTTGGAGGTAGTAGCAGTCTCTAAGTCATCCATTATCATTACCCTAGCCCTAAGACCAGTGGAGTTACCAGTGAGTGGTACAGTCCATAAGGATGCTTCCTTTGGTTGAGCATACTTAGTCCTCAGTTTAGTCTGAGTTTGATGGGTATTATCCTTCTTATCAGTAGAGGGTATTAGTGGTTTTAAATCAGGTACAGTTAGGATAAGGTTTAATACATCCCTTACTAAGGCATGGGTGGTGTTAGCAGAGTTAGAACAATAACCTATGTTTACAGCAGGGTCAATATATAACCAATAGGCATTATACATAGCTAAGAGTGAAGTCTTAAACCAACCCCTAGGTGCTAACCACACTAAGTCATTAGCCATTAACCTTCTTTCCTTAGCAACATTCCTAGCTGCATCTAAAGTAAGTGCATGGATAAGATAAATAAAAGATAGGTGTAAGTCAAACAATCCTGTTATAGATGATAGGAGTAGGGGAGTTTTATGATAGGATTTAATAATGGAGTTATTATCATTCCCCTCCACCCCTAGTAATTGTTTTAACTCAGGGTAGTAGTGTTTATTACCCACTGCCATATACTCTGCCTCTGTATATGGTCCAAATGTAAGCCATTTAATTGCATCTAATTGCATATCAGAAGGAGTAAACCCTCTAATTTGCATACAATGAACAGCAAACTTATCAAACCTCATTATAGAGGGATTATAATCATAATCTCTTTCCATTATCTTTCTCCTTATTATAATGGTTACATGGATGAAAGTTACTTCGTAACTGTTCATCGAATGTTCTCTGTGTTCTGTAAATAACACGCTGTGAGCTGCGTAAATCAACTTTAGGTACTAAGTGTCCAAATAGATATTTCAAGAGCATACAGTGTATATCTATCATAACGATTTATTCTGTCTTCTCCTCCACCTATTGCTAAGCGAGGAGAAATCAGAGTAAACTATCGTTTAACGGTAGCAGGTGTAGGTAGAGATACTACATTTAAAGCTACAGCAGGAACTGAAGTAGTTAAGAATGTAGCTGCTGCTACAGAGGGAGCAGTGGTAGGTAGAGTACCAGTGTAGGTAAATGCTACAGATAAACCAGTAGCAGTAGGACCAGCAGCAAAGGTGGTTAAGTCAGTAATAGCAGCACCTAACAATAGGTGAGCCTGTGCTGTAGGGAATGCAGTAAAGGTCTTGTTAGAAGACGTATTACGAGCAACCCAATATACACCAGGTACTAGCAATACTCTTGAAGTAAGAGTAGTAGAAGCTAATGTGTTATCAATAGCTTTAGCACCTGAAGAGATGATAAGTTGTGAAGGAACATTATCCTTAGTATTATAAATACCTACCACACCGTTACCATTTGTACCAGTAGCAGTTGTACCGAATGCAATCTTATCTACAAAGATAGCTTGCTGTACAATGAATGGATAGAACTCTAAAGTATTTGCTGTAGATACAGCAGTACCACCAGGGATGGCATCTCCATTGTAGATGTAACGTCCTACAGGACTAAGACCATCAGTATCTAATACTTCAAACCTAAAGGCTTTCTGCAATACTAAGGTGTTGTGTAACGCATCACCAGTAAGATTGAAGGACTCAGGGGTCACCTTAGCTTGTAAGAAGTTTGGTTTAAACTTTGAAATCATTATTTTCTTTCCTTTGATAAATTATCTACTTTTGCAGATAAGTCTGCTAATAACTTCTCATGTCTTCCGACTTGGTCAGTTAGTTCTTCTATATTACTATTCACATCATGTAATTCAGTTACAATAGCGGTGGTGGAGTCTTTGATAGGCATTAATCCTACTAAGATTACCACAGCAACAATTAATGCTAGTGCTACTGGTGATTGAGCTAATGCTACTATATCACCACTTTTTATTTCCATAGTAATTCCTTACTTTTAATAACCTGTTGTATAAATCTTATACAAGGAGGTGTGTACTTGTTGTGCCTCAGTATAGCTTAATTCACCAGTAATAGCAGAAGATAAAGAGAAGCTACTCGTCAGTGAAAAGTAAAGCCATTATAAACTCCTTTACTTATGCTCTACCACTAATGTAAACTTACCAATAACAGCATTAGTGGTAATCTTTAAAGCATCACCAATAGCTGTAGTAATGAACTCACCTGCAAAGTCAATTCTCGTATTAGCTTTTACAGTAGTCTCCCACAACACTTTATCAGTGGAAGCATTAGTAGAGTTACCTGAGATAAGGGTAAGGGTAGCATCATTAGTCGGTACACAGCTAAATCCAGTTACTTGGTAGTATAAATCAGTAGGAATCCTCCCACCTGTTTGGGGCAGTAACACTACAGAAGTAGAGGCAGCAGAGTTGTTCCAAGAAGATGTTCTATTAACACCACTCCTGATATTATTTACATTGGTTGTAGTCATTAGTCTTCTCCTAAGAAGTTAATCATATTTTGTATTAAAACTGTATCAGCATTAGGTTCCAACTGAGCTTGTTCTAAGAAGAAGATAGCATTATTAATATCCTCTAAGCGTAGAAATCCCTCTACATCTAAAGCTGTTTGTTTAAAAGCTCTCCTAGTTAATTCAGGTAAGCCTTTAAATTGCTCCATTAAGATAAGTCTTTTATTATCTAAAGATAGGGGAGGTGGAGGTGGAATAGCTTCAGAGTAACCTTCTAAGGAGTTAGCTTCCACTAATGTTTCATCAACTCCCAACTCCCAGTCTGCTTCCACCATCCTGAAGGAGGTGTAAGTATTATTAGTTAAATTAGTAAATGCGTAAAATGGCATATGTAAAATCCTTATAAGTTGATTGTGTAGCCTAGTACATGCATACTTGCGTTCCCATCATTACGTCTATAGTCAAATTGTTGGGAACTATT